CCACATTAGCCAAACGTACAATTAAATATAGTTTAACACCTTATTCAAAAAAATTAAAATGAACGGTTTAGTTAAGTAATGCTTATTTTAATTATAAGTACTTGACTAATCGTAGGAAAGAGACTAGGTCACAAAAATATTAAAACTACTATGGATGTATATTCACATTTATTGGATGAAGTCGAGCAGAAAGAAAGAGAAAAAGCAGTGAATGTGTTGGAAAATATGAACGGGAACGTGATTTAATTTTGCGGGGACGTTTTTATCAATTTAACAATATAGAGGAACGTTACGGGAACGTTTAGTTTGATTTACGAGGTTTAACGAAAGTTAACAAGATATAACAAAACCCCGTCAAATCAACGTTTTGTTTTACGGGATTTAACGAGGTATAAACAAATAACGGAAACGGAGGGATAAATATAATTTTCTAAATAACTGTAAAAAGGCTTAACTACAGTGTTTTTAGAGATTTATTTTATGACTAAACCTAAATAAGTATAACTATTTTGACACGTATTTGACACGTGACATTACCATTTACTATATATTTTACAAAAATTACATTTAAAATATATTCTTTTATGATAAGATGAATTTGGGAGTGTTTATTGGGAGACTTTATTAAATAGGAGGAAATATTTTGAAAAAGTCTACTAAATTTACTGTTGCTTTATTATCAAGTATTTTAATTGGTGAAGTTGGATTATATTCTGGAGGTCAAGTCAAAGCTGCTAAAGATATTGAACACAGCAACCAGCAATATAGCGAACAAAATACTAATTCTCAACAGTCTGAATCAGATATTTATATCGAAAATAAAGAAGCTATGAAAAAGGCTATTGAAGAAATTCCAGAATCAGAATTTAAAGATCCAAGAGCCAAACAACAAGCATTAGATAGCATAAATAAATCAGAACAACGCGGTAAAGCAACTATGTCTGCAAAATATGCAGCTAAGGCAATTAAAGCTTTAATGAAAAAAATGGGACAAAAAGCTTGGGATAAGATGATCAAAAAGATAGAAAAAAGTACTGGTCGCCAACTTGTAATGTTCCATTATAACTCAATTACAAAATTACTTAATTACTTAGTAAACTCACAAGACACTGCACAAACAGCTATTAGTAAGTTCTTAAGAAAAGAATTTGGTTTTAATAAAAACGTCGCTAATGGTGTTGCTCAAGCATTTGTTTTAATAGTATTGTAATAGAGGATGATTAAATGGATAACAATAATAAAGAAAATAATATGCCAAAATCCCAGCAAATCTTATTGGCGATTGTACTTATTTTAGTTACTTTAAATTTCTTTTTAGGTATGTTTATATTGCCATTATCTTCATTTACTTTAAGAACCTTACAATTTATTAATGTGATTATATTTGGCGTTTTTGTGTTTAGACAAGTGAAAAGAAAAGGTTTTTAAATCTTTCCCCTATCTTAGTTGATGGGGATTTTTAATATTGAAAAAACCACACTCAACGAGTGTGGCGGAATATAACTTTGAATGTAAGCAATATTGGAGCTGGGGAGCTCCTTAAATAAGGATACCACGTTTATGTAAATAAAACCACGCTCATATGAACATGGCTAGTAGAATATAGTATCTTAATTTAAAAGACGTTATCGTTAGGTATATTATAGCATAAAAAAAGCCTACTGGAGAACGAATCGCCAGTAGGTAAAACTCCACAACCACTACTATACTTTATATTCGCGACTATAAAATATAGCTTATACGGTTGTGTGCCATTTTTACGGTTTCTATCCCACCGTCAAAGTCATAGTCGTATCCATCCTTCAGACAAGAAGCGAGTCCGCAATGTCAGGAGATTTGTAAATATATTATAACCTAAAACTTATACATACACTCTATTTTACCACTGTCTAAGTTATAATTTTCATACATTTTATCACTTAGGTTACAGAAAAAAACGATATAAAAATAAGGCAACCGTCAGCAACAGTTACCTCAAGTACACTCCGCAGATATGTACCGCAATTTCTATTTAATTATAACACTTTACGAGCGTATTCATATAACTTTTCAGTAGTATTCAGAGTAAGATTATCAACGTCTCGTTTACCCTGTCTTAACTGTGATAGTACGTACTGTGATACTCCAGTATCATTGTAAATCTGATATCCTGTTACATCACTTTCGATCAATTCAATTATTTTTAATTTATAATCGCTCATATTATCTACGTCCATTCTTTTTGTCTAAATAATAAAAATGCGTTTTTCTTCCTATGAATAGTAACAATGGTAGGCTTAATATAAACAACGATAAATACATTTGCCCTGTCATAATTGAAAACCTCCATAATTTATTATATACTTCAAGTGTAGGGAGGAGCCCTAAGGCTCCAGTTGATTACTTGTCTTAATTATCTTTAGTGATGTTTAGATAATTTAGATGCCATATTCTTAGCTGTTTTATAAGCGCTGGAAGTACTAGTATCAGTAATGATATTGGTTGTTCTAGCGCTTTTTCTATCAAGTAAACCAAGGTTTTAACCTCCCTTCACTTGAAGTTCGTAAGTCATCAACAACTTACAAATATAATTATACTACACAGTTGTTTATATAACAAGTGTTTTTTCTTAAACTTTTACATAAAAAACAGGGCAGTCGCTAGGACTACCCTTAATGACGTGGTGATTTAATTATATCACAATTATTTAATTGTCCCCCACAACTTACCTACACTATCTGTATTTTTATCCCATGTTCTTATTGCTAACCACACATCTTTGCCATTGTAGGCTGTGTAACTCACCCAAACGTGACCGTCTTGTTTACATACAGTGTCGTATTTTATTGTTTGACCTGGCTGTAATACACCGTTCACAGGACAACTTCTAAACGGTCCAACATAATGAGTTTTAATAGGCGTGTTTGGTGTAAAGTGAGCTACTTCTGATTTGTAATAAGTTCCATACTTATTGATTTTCCAACCGTTCATGTCTCGTCTGTTAGCCGGAGTAGAAGCACTGCCAGGCTTGTTTTTCACTGTGGTAATCTTAGGTGTATCACCTTTCATATAAGCTCTAATTTGCTTAATGAAGTAATCTTTTAACTTAAGTTGTGCTGCTTTACTCCATGCTTGTTTCGTTGGATCGATACCAGCATGCAATTTAGCTGAACGATGAGGACAAGCTGTATAGCTAAATTCATTGTGTAAACGTACTGTGTTTCTGCTAGCTGGTAATCCCCACTTTTTAAGTTTATGCGCTGCGAATTTAAGAGCTGATTGTTCATTTTTAAGAAAATCTTTATCGCTTACATACATTGATTGATTAACTTCAATTCCATAAGTTTCAAAATTACCTGAACCCGGTTGGACACCATCAGAAACATGCCAAGCAATTCTATCTTCTGATATAGCTTCCCAAATACCGTTTCTATCAGCATATGCGTGAGCTATACCTCTTGCTAATCTATTGTAATCAGCGTTTACTAGATTGTTATAGTATTGCTTTGAATTCATTGTACCAGCATCGTTATGAATAACTACACCTTTAGGTTTATGACCTCTCTTAGTCATATTCCAACCTTTGATATGATTAGTATTAACTTTGATACTACTATTTTCCTTAACTAACTGTTTAGGAGCTGATTTCACATCTTTTTTAGGTTCTTCTATTTCTTTCGCTACAGGCGGAACAATAAAGTGTGTTAAACCATAATAGTTATCCCATCGTAAGCTAGGCTTTTTATTAGCCCACCCATTCCAATTTTGTTCTAAAATTTGGAAGCTAGTCGTATTACCACCATTATATACAATACCAATATGACCGTATTGAGCATAAGTACCACTTGTAAATACTGCAATCCAACCCTCTTTAGGTATTGTAGATGGCTTGTTCTCTATAACTTTCCAACCTTCAGGGAATTTATTATTAGGGAAATCTTTAGCATTTCCCCATGCTCTATACTTATTGTCAGTTAGCCATAATATATAGTCGGTAGGTAAATCGGCACATTGCGCGTGATAGGATCTATCTACGTCAATTGCTCCTGGTTCCATAGCACCAAAGGAAGCGTCATAACTCGTCCAACGTTTAACTCTGTATGGACTATCTACTACACCGTTTTTATAATCTCTTAAACGTTTATTGATTTGAGATTGTGTTTTCATCTGGAGCGCCTCCTCCGTCATTATCAAATTCAAATTCTTCTTCGTCAGAATCGTCAGTGAATGGTTCGTTAGTATCGAAATTTTCAGGTTTTACTGCGCCTGATTCACTTTTGAACTGTACAGGGTGGGTGTTTTCGTTACGTGGTTTGTTTAATTCGAAGTCAATACCAGCGTCTGAAACTCCTTTAGTATTAGGGTTAGTGATAATACCTAAACCAGCTAAAAGCGTTAAAATAGTGCCTACAATACCACTGACGCTTTCTAATTGATGTGATAAATCAACACCGAAAATTTCACTAACTTGTTTGATAAGCAATAATACTGTCCCTACTAAACTTGAAACAATTGCACCGTTTTTTAGTCTGTTGGACCAATTTATTTTCATCTCATTACCTCCGAAAAAAAAGACCAGCGATTACTCGCTAGCCTTTTCAAATTTATATTGTTTATCTTCAATAGCATTATCATTAAATGTGTATGAGATAGTAAAATTACCTGACTTATTGTTTTTTATGATATGTGAAGTTGTATTTATTAAATCTTGTGGAAGTTCGTTACTTCTCGTTGTAACTTCATTGCCAAATGTATCTTTGTATACCACATTAAAAACATTTAACGGCTCGATAAAAGATAGTGCATCAGCGTCGAATAATACATCTTTATTTGATAATGAAGAGTAATTATCTTTTTTATTAAGAATCTCGTTCAAAATAAAAGGTAGTGTACCTTCTAAGCTGAAAATTGCTGATTGATTTACGTTAGACTGATAAGCAATATAATATCTAAACTCGTCCTCATTACCATAAGAAATTTCTGATAATTTAATATCTTCTTTGTTGCGCATAAAATCTTCTTTCATAATATTTATTACTTCTTCTGCGATAGGTTTTGCCATTAATTCAATCCATTCATTAGTTTGCTCGTTGTATATTTTAGGAATTGCGTTCATTATTTATTCACTCCTGTATCTATCCAAATTTTTGTTTTATCTGTTGGTTCTGTGCTACCAATCTCGATGTTCGATGTTTCAGTTATCTCGCTTTTTAAGTAACCATTTTTTACTGCATATTCAGTAAGTTCTTTCCACAAGTTGTTATTATCAACTTTCGTAATACCGTTACCTAATACGCTACTTTCTACTCTGATTTTTGCTTTGTTATCACTAGGGAAACAGTAAGTGTTATCCACCCAAATTTCTAATGTGTAAGTACCAGCAGGGATAATTGTGTCGATAATCATGTCACATAAATATTTGTTTTCTTCTAGCTTAATTTCTGTGTCATAGATGTACTTAACACCATCTACATCAGTTAGATACACTTTGGTTGGTTTACCTTCTAGATGTAAATCATCGTTATTTGCGTCAGTTAAGATGTAACGCATAACGGATAGGTCACCCTGTTTAATACGATTACCGTCGATACTTTCTTCTAAATTAAGTACATTTGTTAACATATAATACCTCCATAATAAAAACCAAACTTAATAGGCTGGTTTATACATGTGCTTTTTCAGGATCGTATTCAACACCAGTTAATCCGAAATATTCTTCCGGCGTTACAAATCCTCTTTTAACAAATAAAGCAAACTGTTCGTTTGTGTAATATCCCATTTTATAATATTTAACTCCGATATCATGCATTAGCATTTCCTCCTAACAATTGCATAGTTAAATCAGATATGTCTTTTCTTACATCGTTTAATTCTTCTTGTGTTCTGATTAATTCAAGAGATAATTCTGCTATAATTTGATCTTTATGAACTTCTGTGTCTTGCTTAGGTGTCTCTACTTCTACTTGTTGTTTTTTCCATTCCTCATACGGTGTTCCAATCCATTTTCCACCGTCAAATTTAACCGGCCAATACAAACTACTTGGTGGCATGATTTCAGTGTATAAGTCTTTATCGTATCTTTCTTTACTTTCGTCTATAAGAAAGGGTTTTCCGTCAGATTTTCTAAAAATTTGTATCATCTAAATACCTCCTAAACCATGTATGTGAGATTAATCATATAAGTGCTATCTGCTTCAACAGCACCTACGACTTTCATTGTTCCGTCACTTGCCAAATAAGTTGCTGCATTGCTAGTGCCTATTCTTTGATTTAATTTAAATTCAATATTCCTAGTAGGAGTAATATTTAAAGGTAGTTGAGCAAAAACCGAACCAGTATATAACTTTTTGACATTTCCTATAATTTGAACTGTTTTGTTATCTCCAGTTTTCCTAACTCTATAAGAAACTGGTAAATAAGAATCGCTATATGCATCTGCTTCAGCACCGTTTAATAACGGCAAAGGAACCCAACCTGTATCTGTAGATGCTTGATTGATATAACGCCATTCCGATAAACCGTTATACGTCACTCTTTGAAGTAATTGACTAGAATTGTAGGGTTGGAAATATAGTGTGGACAATTGAGAATCTGAACGTGTTAATTTTAAAAGCCAACCATTGGTAGAACTTACATCAGTTGGCAAACCAGTCGTTTTGCTTATATAACGTATTCCTGTAGGTAGTTTTTTAATTTCATCTTCATTACTTAAATTGATAATTGAGTTTGCATCAAAGAAGTTAGTGCCATCATCGTTTGTTAGCCTATATTTTTGACTTTGTGGATTAAGTTGAATCCAGCCTCTATCATTGTTACTAGCATAAATTGTTTTAGACCAAATAGCATTTTGATAATTCTGAATAAGGATAATATGTTTTCTACCGTTTTGACCTTTTGTAACGTTAATTTCTGCTATATAGCCTGCACCATTTGGATCAGCAGGGGCATTTACAGATTTATAGTCGTTGGGTATAGAACATTCATATAAACCGGCATCAAGTGTTTCTATCGGTTGTGACAAAGTGCCAAGCCATTTTCGACTTCCATCGTTTTCAGTAAATCTGTACTGTTGCCAGTTGCTAAAATCAGGCAATTTAGGTGTAATTTCAGCTTTTTGTTCTTCTGTCAGACTTGCAAAGTCGAAAGATTTACCATCTACACCATCTTTACCATTATCGCCATCTCTACCATCTTTTCCAGGTGGACCTTGTGGACCAGGGTTCCCATTAATACCATCGATACCATTAATGCCATTCTTGCCGTCTTTTCCGTCTTGTCCCGGTATACCTTGCTCTCCTTTATCTCCTTTAGGACCTTTAAAAATATCTACATTATTTTTCATTACTTTTTCAACAATATCATCAAGTAATTCTACTCGTATTTCTTTGCCTACACTTTTAGTTATACCGCTATCGTTAACAGTAAAGTAAAAATTAGCAACATGACTGCTATCGTTATTTTCTGGATTTTCCAAAAATAGTTTGCATTGCATTTGTCCTACATGTTTAGTGATATATTCTGGAATGATATATCTTACAAATCCCTCTTCAGGTTTTATGATTTCAAGAGGTTCATTAGTGAAAATAGATCCGTCTTGAGCGAAAACGTGTAATGTTGGTTTGAACTTTGTCTGGTTAAAGTTAACCGGAATATACTCTTGTTGTTCAGTAGTTAAATTCTTCTTTTTGAGATGGATATCAATCACTGAAGTCATATTATCCATTGTGTACAAGTTAACGTTTATATTTCCTAAATCAACACCATGTTCATTGATGATTGTGTTAACTGTACCGCTTTTGTACGTTTCCATTTAAACACCTCTTTTTAATAATTTAGGGCTACATGCTGTCAGCACATAGCCCTGTTATTTGTATCTGTCTCTAATAAAATGTTCGCCTTTAATTCCGATTTTGTCATACAGATTCTTGATTGTTGCTGCCTGCACTTGCGCCCAGCGTACGTCGGTAGCGTATTGATGATTTCCTGGACTACGTGGATTCCAACGCATACGGTATAAAGTATTTTGGCCTTTGCTAATAAAACCTTGTCTAACAAACTTAGCACCGCCTATAATACCTTTTGCTGGTGTCGTCCAACCATGACGTCTCGCATAAGGGATAGCATTATTAGGGTTCCAATCATACGCACCAATACCAAAGTAGTTATAAACACCCGCACGACCGCTTGAGAAGTAAGATGTACCATAACCACTTTCCAGAAAGGCATGTGCAATCAAGTATATTTCATTCAAATTGTATTTCTTACAAGCATAAGCGACTGCTTTACCTTGTCCAGATAAAGAACCTTTACCTCTCAGTATTTTATTCAGTGCTGAAACTGAAACGCCTTGATATTTACCAAGATTGAGCATTTGATATTTTTGAGTTTTACTATTCCAAATCTTAAGCGAATTCATAGCATTAAGTGTTGCCGAGTAACTTGCGCCATACCAACCGTTACCGTAGTTAATTTGAGGAGATTTAGTCATTTGGATAGCTACCGCTCTCTTGAATGAATAAGCACTTCTGGAAATCACCACAGTAGGCTCTTTGCTACCTTTTTTGTTTTTTGTTTTAGTTGTATTCTTATTAACACTAGATGCTGGAACTGTAACTTTAATAGTTTTAGTCTTAACTTTATCTTTAGGAATTTCAGAAAGTAACTTCTTACTGTTTTTATATAGATATAGTAATCCATTGATTGTTTTATCTACATTTTTCTTAGGTGGTAACCCATTGAGTGATATATCCCAATCTCCATGCTCGTATACGCTTCGCCAAATATTAGATGTGTCAACTTCAATAGAAGATGGCTTAACTGGTATACCTTGATATTTCATTCTGAACACTGCTTGTAGCATTGTGTGTATTTCATTGACTATAAAATCATCTTTACTTGCTGATAAATCTTGGCAAACTTCAATGACAATATTGTCTGGGTGGCTTGGTACTTCATACGTTTCTAATCTCGGTTGCCATATATGATTTCTATCTATGAAGTAGTGAGGATATTCTTTGTCAGTTAGATATTTTTCTCTGTCAAAGTATAAGTCAAGAACTGAACACATTGTATTTGCGTTTCTTATAGTCACTTTCTTAGGGTTATGACCTCTATCTTTACCTTGAACGATATCGTGACGGATAAATTCAGGATATGTTGGTTCTTCATCGTCAATAGTGAAATTGATGTGCGTTTGTTTCTTTTTGATTGTGACTGTTTTGTTGTTGTCTGTTGCCGTATTACTTGAACTACTTGAGCTATTTGAGCTATTGCTAGGCTTAGGAGGTTTTTTCTCAGCTTTATAAGGAGGTCTAACAAAATAGATGTTCCCACCATTTCCGTTGTAGTTATGATTAACAAAAGCCGCTCTCGAACCACTCCATTGGTTAGACCCAACCCAGTTTTGATCCACGCATTTAAAGTGTGATTTGTCACTAGGACCAACAACTATTGCAGTATGTCCAGCCCAACCATAGGTCCATACAGCTATATCACCTGGTTTTGGGACAAAGCTAGATGTATTTCTATAGATTTTCCATGACCTATTTGGATATTGACTACGGTTAGCCATAGCGTTGGCATTGCCCCACGTTCTGAAATGCCAATAACGTTGGAATATATAGTTAGGCAAATCCCAACACTGGAACCCATACCTACCGTCAATATCTACACCTTTATGGTTCTTAGCCATCCATTTAGCCCAATTTACAACTTGAGAGGCAGTAGGTTTTCCACTTTTCGGTAATATTGCCATTCACACACCTACTTTCATTTTCAAAATAAAAAGCCGACACTATAGTGCCGACTTAGAATATATATTGTGCTAGTCCAATTGCTGCCCCAATTATAGTTGCTCCTCCACCGATTAAAGCTATAACAACTTGAAAATTTCCTTTTTGTTTATCAGAAATTGACTTATTTATATTTTCTAATTGTGCTTCGTGAGATTTAACTGTGTACTTTACGTCAGTGAATTCCGTCCCAACTTTTTCAATTACACTACTAATTTTCTCTAAGTGCTTTTCTAATCGCTCTTGTGATTCAAACTGTTTTTCTTGTAAACCTGTTTGTTTTTCTAATCTTTTATCAAGCGTACTATATGCTTCGATGTGTTTTCTGTCGTTTTCGTTAATTTTTTCATAAATTTTCCCAGTGTTTTGTATCCATTCGGTACGTAATACATATTTATCTTCTTCTTGAGACAATTTCTACACCTCCGTAGAACCCCATAATTCCACAAATTATAGCGAAAGTAGAAAATTGCAGAGGAAAAAGCCAATTGATAGCATGAAACACACTCGCAGATGTCATTAAGAAGTAAAAACAAGCATTGCCCCAACCCCCAATGCAAATAAGATAGTTAAATATGTTATTCAACTTTTGTGTGGGTAAAAAGAATGGTGCTGCGATAATAAAAGTGCTAAAAACCATAGCAAGTAAGCCCCATATCCAAATTGGCATGATGTGATGTAGAGCTAAATAGAAATCACTATCGTGAATAATGGTATTTGGTTCTCTTGTCCAAAAGAACCCTCTTTCAAACATAAGAGTTCCAAATCCTAAAATCATCAAAAATGATAATGAGTAAGTGATTGAATTATTTTTCATTATAAAATACCTCCTATACAACCGGATTAGATCCAGGTATTACTACACCTTTAGTAGCATCGTACCAAGAACCCCATCTTGTCGTTTCACCCATCATGTTGCGAGAATATATTCTGTGTCTGTTGTAAGGCATAAACAATACTTTTTTGTATGTGTCACTTCTCGCAATAACGATAGCATAGCCACTTTGATTATCGGGATCTGGAGAATTTGTAGGGTTGTAAAGATAATAAAAACCAGTTTTATCAATCTTGTTCATTGTAGATAAATCGACATCATCTAACCTTATAGCAGCACCGTCTGATTCTGTAAGTGCTGATAATTGGCCTGTAGCACTCTTTATAGCTTCATTAACTTTGCTTTGTATTAATTCATCTAATCCGTCCGAAAGCGCCTTGAATTCGTCCTCATTTGCCTTCTTAGACAGTTCTGTGCTGACTTCTTCTTTCTTAGCATAATCGATTAGGTGTTCTTCTAAGTTTTGTTCAGTGATAACCCCTTCAGTTGCTGCATTTAAATGTTCGTTAACTTCTAAAACTTTATCATTGATGGTGTTAAGATAATCTGTTAATTCTGTTTCAGTTTGTGTAGCGAAATTTTGTATTTGTCCTCGTAAGTCTGTAACTTGTTTGACGAATTCAGATTTTTGAGTGTTAACAAAGTTTAAAAACTCATTTTCGGCTTCTTGAACATTTTCTAGCTCTTTAGATACTGTTTCAATTCTATCCTTTACTAAGTCAACAAGGTCATCAATTTCTCGGATATATCTTATTTTAATGTCAGCATCAATTTGGTTGATTAACGCATCAGCGACGTGGAATCTAAACTCGTTAAGCACCACTGTATCTTTTCTTCCAACTGCTTTGATATATATTTGTCCAGTTACAGAAGTATCTGTAGAAGCTTTTAAGAAATCATTGTCTAAAGTTAGTCGTATAATACCTTGCATAGGGTCAACGTATTCGACTTCAACTCTGCCTGTAGAAGAACCATTATCAGAAACAAAATAAGCTGTTATCTCAGTGTTAGCTTCGCTAATCTCTAGGGGATAACTTTCCCCGTTTATTTCTCTACGCACTTGAAAAGTTAATACCGCAGTATTTATATCCATATTATAAAAGCCAATACCTTCATCAGATATTGGCTTTAAGTAAGGTTCATCAACAGTAGTGATTCTAGCTTCTTTATAAAATCCGTCCATTATGAAGCCTCCTTATTTTTTCTTTTTAGTTTTATGAATAATTTTGTTTGTCTTAGTATATGCGCTTGGTTTATTAGGATAAACTTGATGGAATGTTTTCTCTTTTTGGTTACCATACCCACCAGATTTAAGAATTTGAACTGCTGTGTGTGAATGTGATGGTGTGAAAGTGAGGTTAATAATCATATTTCTAACTCTAGCTACACCTTTTGTTCTTAAAATATCTACAACTCCCATTACTTCGTTAGATCTGTGTACTTTGTTCGGGCTTGTTGTAGAGTATTGAACAGGAGCGATTGCATGAAGTGGGATAGTATGCCATCCTTTTTTAACTGGCATTCTCACTCTGTATAAGTGACGTCTTCTACTTTTCCCGTTACCGCTGTACGAATGATAGTTTTGTACTACATAAGGTGCTACAGCTATCGTTGTATCTCTATCAACTTCAACAGTAATAGAACCATTTAACTCTACAAAACCATTAGCTGTGACTTGGAAACGTTGTTGTGTCATTAACATACGTTGATAATCTTTTTTAGCGATAAGTGAAAAAGGCTTAGTATCTTTTTTATCAAATCTACTACTATAAACTAATGACTTAACAATAGGTTGATTTGCAATTCTACCTTCTTTGTTAGTGTCTAGTTTTGATAGTTTGGAGATAATATTTCCTAAGTAATAAACTGAACGCCACATCTCTTGAGCGCCTCTAGGTTTTCCAGCTCTGCCTTCGTACACTTCAGGTAAGAAAGAGGTTGTACCATGCTTAATACCTACCCAGTTACTAAATGAGGCTAATGTACTTGAACCCCAAGTTACATAATCCCCATGATCAGATATTTCTGAAAGCATTTCAGTCATCACATTGTTAGGTTGGTTAGCAAAACGTGGATAGAATAAACAATAGTCACTTACTTGTGAAATAATATTATGACAATCGACGTGAGCTGTAATATCTCCTAAACCTTCTACTAACGCTTTCATGTTTCTACTTTCTCTCTCGCTAAAAGGTTTTGAACCTTTATAGTTTTTACCAGTAGAACGTGTACCACTACCATTTGACCAATAGTAGTCAAAGTTACGGTTTAAATCGACATTATTTACATTTTCACGTTCTTGATTAGCAAACCCCCATGGATTTACGATAGGAACCATGACAATACGCACGTTTTTACGTATATAAGCGAGTTGTGAATACTTGTTCCATTCATTGACAACTAAATCCATAAATCGACTTAAAGCATAAAATGCGCTGTATTCATTCCCGTGTATACATGATGTGATGAGTAAAGTTTTTGTATAGTTTTGAGGTTTGAAATCATAGGCATAAACATTGTACTGGTTACTTTGGTCTTTACCTACATATTTTTTCGTAACATACTTGTTGTCAACAAATTTGTCATAAAACACTTTTCTATTGTCATCGGGGTCGTTATTATTAGGTGTTTCATTAACACCTTGTTCTGCACTAGCGATAAATGGGGGCGTAAACAGATAAGTAGCATCATCAGCTACATTCATCTCTTTATCTACTTTCTCATCTATTCTAGTAAAGTCATGTCTTAATCTTTCTGAAAGTATAGGGAAGTTTTGAGCGTCAATTGATGTACGACTGTCTCTCACTTCTTGTAGACCATTACCAATTGTTCCTAATACTAAATTTCTAATACGTTTACTTTGATATCCTAATTCTTGTCCTACAGTAACATTAGGACCAGTAGGCAATCTATATACAATTTGTTCAGAGTTATGAGCTTGCTTTTCGGTTTTACCATGCTTAACTAATATTTCTTCAATATTAGTTAACATGTCTCGTATAGCAATGTAATTCAGCTCATTTTCTCTCACATACCGTGAACTAAATAAAGTATCTAGCTTGGTATATATTGTTTTACGCATTGCTACGCCTCCTTAACTTGTAGTTTTCCGTCTTTATCTATCGTAATGTTATAATATTTGCCGTTTTCGCCTTGCATTTTAAGTCGATTGTAATGGAGCCTGTTTACTTTCTTTTTATCACTATTACTCATTAAGCCAGATACTTTATCAGTTGCTTTAGGTATCACATACTTATTAAATCCACTTTTAGCACTAGCAATGACTTGCCATGTTTTTCCTCGGTCATGAGACACTCTGAATTTTCCGTTCCTGTTATATTCAAGTATGTGATCTTTTTCTACAATCGCTCTAATTCCATTCTCATTGCCGTGTAGTGCTTTATTAGAATCAATAGACTTTCGAGTGGAAGTGATAGCAGCATTCGCTTTGGCATATGTTGTTCTGTATGAGTTAGCAAAACCACCGCCTAAACCACCTACTACTTGTGCCGCTTGGCTAATACGCTCTAAGTAGCGATTGTGTCTATTAAAGTCGCCTAATGTCACGTCTTGCTTTACTATTTTGTTTTCTGCATCTCTAATTGTCTTAACTTCTACTATCCTCATAAACTCGTTAATCCCTAATATAGAGTGTTTAACTTTAACAATATCTGCAACTCTAGGCACTGCATTAGGATAATGTTGTCGCAAAGCTATAAAGTCTAAAGTTAAAGAGCGCTTTATAGATGCATTAATAACTGCTTGTAATCTAGCGCGCATAATATCTGGATCAGTAATAGAACCATCTTTAACTGGTGGTGCGTCAAAACGTCCGTAATCTTTCATATTAGGGTGTTCAAATTCTACTATAAGACCTGCACCATCTAAACCTTCTTCGTCTGTATATGAACCGTACCCTTTAACATAGGTATACATTTGACCACTATCTTCTTCTAATTTCATATTATTTGCGTTAATTTCATCATCTATATGATAAGTTGCTCTTTTTTCTAAATATGGCGTAAATTCAAAAGTATATGTGTTTGTTTTGTAATCATGATGTATATCAAACTCTAAGTCCCATGCCTCTAAACCTTTTTTTAGTAAATCTTCGACACTTTCTCCCTCGCCAGAGTCTTTAATTTCAGATACAAATAAATTACTAGGCACTTTGTATTTAAGACCAGTACCTTTGAATATTTTCTCAAAAAAGTCTGGTGGTTTATGTGGCCCGTCTATTTTGTCATATACTCTTTTTCTCTTAATGATATCTATTGGCTTTTCTCTAAGTGTTACAGTAACTTCTTGATTTCTACCATGTGTTTGTCTATCGATGATATAAGCAACGTATTCTCTCTTGTCATTAGGTCCTGTTAACTGCGTCAGTGTCCAGCGTTTATCAATACCTCGTATAACATTATAGTTATATTTATCTTCAAGCAATTTGCATTGTACAACTGTTTCAGAACCTAACTTTGACGTTGTTGTAGTAGTGACATAAACTGGCTCTCCTATACCTCTTATTGGGCTAAATAATATTGGCATTTAATAACCACCTACTTATAATAAAATTTCATATCGAACGTTACTGATTTAACTTGTTGGTTAAAGGCGAAATCATTCCAACCAGGATAAAACTTAGGTTGTGCATTAGAACAACGATGATTGATTGGGGTTCCATTACGCCATGTTTGAACACCGTCATACACGATTTTATCGCCTTTTTTAAGGTTTATATTACTAATTTTCATGTAATCCGATTTCCCTAATGTGAACTGAAAACTTTCTTTACTGCTTACACTTTTACCTAGAATGATTGTTACTTTTTTGTAAAGTTTAAACTCATTATTAGGAACATTTCCGTGATAATAAACACTATTATTCCAACAGTTAGTAAAAGTATAAGTTCTCTTGTCACTTTCTTCGTCAAAAGGAACTAGCATGTCATTAGACCACAACGCTTTATTAGGCTTGTTTTCTAAGTCCAACGAAGTCCCTATACTTTCGGCAAATGGTATCTCAATCGTTTCAAAAACTAAATCGAAATTAATAACTTTGCCCTTGTTTTCTGGCGTTATAACTGACGAACATTTAACCTGATATTGTTTACCGCTAGTGTAATAGTTATCATTCATCATATTATGATCAAATATTGGATAACCGTATTTGTCATATGATTGATAATCTTCTTCGGTAGGTTGTAAAAAACTGTAGTTATGTTCTTCTGCGTATCTAAGTTCTCTTATCCAAACAGGTTCGGTGTTAACAGTCAAATCATAAAATTTATCTCTTAATCTTGGTATATCATTAAGTTTCGTACTAACTACATAGCAGGGTACCGTAATTTTTCTTTTACGATACTGACTGCTAAGTAACATACGACCGCTTGTATTTTCTTTTGTTTCGTAGTTATCTTCAATCTCCGGACTTTCGATGACAATATCTTTCACTCGAAAACCGAAGTCAGACAACTTATATTTATTTCCATCTTTTTGTTTGATTTCTAAATCCATTGCCTGACCTCCTAGAATGTGAATGTTGCATCTCTATCTGCATTTTGTCCGTTGACAATATGAGTTAAAGCGTCGTTGTTAACATCCATTTTTACAGTTACAACGCGTTGTGATGGATTTGTTTTATATTCGTGAGTATGAGTGATATTAGCATTAGCTGATGCGCTCGCACTCTTAAGGTCTCTTTGTATACTTGGTACATTTAGACTTGGATCAAAAGCATCAGATACTCTTTGAGCCATTGCACCCATGCCTGATATCACACTTTTTCCTTCACTATTAATACCAATAGCGAAACCTTCCATTGTGTAACCACCAATTCCTTTGAACACTTTTGATGGAGAGTGAATGCCTAATGCGCTTTTAGCAGCATTTACGGCTTTTTGTGCTACATTTCTTGCAGCATTAACTACCCAAGACATACCATTCATAATACCGTTAACTAATCCATGCATTAAATCAAGTCCGGCGCTTATCATACCACCGACAAAGCTACGAACAGCATTTACCGCGTTGTTAACGCCATTTCTAACAGTATTGACCACATTCATAAATCCATTTACTACTGAACTTACTATGCCATGCATAGCTGAACCTATAGAACTAAGCATATTCATAAATCCGCTAACTGCTGCATGAACAGCACCCATTACAGCATTTATAATTGTGCTTTTAATTAAATTCCATAAAGATGAAATTAAAGAAGAAATCGAAGTCATAATAGAACTTGTAATAGCGCTTAATCTCGACCAATTTCCAGTAACGATACCAACGATAATCGCAGACACAACTTGTATAATTCCTTTGATAACATTCCATATAGTAGATACTATGGTAGAAATAACACCAAATATAGTAGAAGTTACAGTTGAAATCGTTGTCCAAGCTGTTGTAACGATAGTAACGATGATGTTAACAATAGTCATGACCACAGTTGATATCGCAGTCCAAATAGTTTGTGCGATAGTAACAAGAACCGTCCAAATTGTTTGTGTAACTGTAACAATTGCCGTCCAAACTGTAGTAATAATTGTAACTAAAGTTGAAATTATTGTAGTTATCACTGTGACAATGGCCGTCCAAATAGTTTGTGCTATTGTAACTAGGGTCGTCCAAATTGTCTGCGCTACAGTTACGATTGTCGTCCAAATGGTAGATAGAATTGTAACTAAAGTAGTGACTACGGTTGTGATTACCGTGACGATGGCATTCCAAATAGTTTGCGCTACTGTAGTAAGTATGCTCCATTGCATTTGAGCCATACTAACGATAGATGTCCATAGATTAGCTAAGAACGAGACTAAACCAGTAACTACAGTTTTAACAACGTTAACAATACCGTTCCAAATTGCACCTGCTATGCTAGCTAATGGACCAAATATTGCGCTAAAGCCATCTACAATGTTTTGCCATGATTGTTTTAAGTAATCTCCTAAAATGCCCCAAATATTCTTAGCCATTTCAACGATAGCTTTCCAGATTTCAGCACCTGCTTTAGAAATTGTTTGCCAAGCACCGCGCCAATCTCCAGATAATAACTGAAGAAATGCAGTTATAGTGCCAAGAATGACTTCCATCGCAATTTTAATAACTGCCTTTATAATTTCCCAAGCTACCTTAACCACTGCAACAACAGTATTAAATGCTTGTTTGATCATTGGTGCAATAACTGTAACTGCTGCTTCTACAATTGAAACGATATCATTCCAAGTTTGTTGGAAAATAGGTGCTAATGGCGCTAATATTTCTTGAGCACGTCCTAATAGGTCTCCTAAGAAACCAAGCACTGCTTGAATCGCAGCACCAACTGAACTAGCTATTGCATTCCATGCGTCTGTTAAAGCATTACGCAATGTTTCAGATGAATTCCACAAAGCAACGAATATAGCTATAAGTGCTGCTACTCCTGCAATAATTAATAGTATTGGTGCATCTATTGCGGCAATGGCAACTCCAATAGCTTCAAAAACAGGGGCTAGTGCCGAAGCTACTGACATAAGTGCTTCTATTACTGTTCCAGCACCCGTAAATACTTTAATGAACGTTCCGATAAAGTCGATAACACCTAAGATAGGAGGTCCTAAAGTCATGAATACACCAGCTAATGTAGCGATTAAGCCTAACAATATACCAATAGCAGGGTGCGCCTCAGTTAATTTAGCGATAAAATCTGTAATCGCAACAGCAACATCTAATACAGCTGCAGCTAGTGGTGCCATAGCCGTTCCCACATTAATGATGATTTTAATTATATTGCCTAATAATGTTATGAGTTTAGGACCGTTTGTATTGATATAGTCCATAAACTTTTTAAATCCGTCTGATTGCGCTACCGTAGCACTCCAAGAAGCAAACTTTTCAGACATTTGCGCTAGAGATTCTAATATAGAGTGTGTATTCGGCGCAAATGCTTTCATGAGGTTAAAAATACCCTTGAAGGTATTTCCAAATATTTGTCCGATTAACGGTAAATTCTGTTTAGTATATTCGATAAACGACTTAATAGCCTCTTGGCCTTTTGTAGATTGTGCCCATTGGTTAAATGCAGCACCCATTTTTTTGAAGCCTGCGGAAACCCATTCGGCAAGTGGTGCTAGTTGTGTGAGAACACTAATAATACCGCTACCAAATTGACCGGCTGCGCTTAACATATTATTGAATATTCTGACGCCTGTTGTTCCCATCATTTCGAAAAACTGTTGTGCTACTTGAGAATTTTTAGCCCAATCAAGCATTTTAGCGCTCGCTTGTTCCATTCCTTTTGACACGCCACTAATGAAAGGAGACAAACCAGATAATGCCACTTTAATCGTGTTTAAGCCATTAGCCATTGTATTAAAGATTTGACTTTGGTTTTTCTCTATAATACCTTGCCAAGCATCTTGAACGCCTTGTAAGGCACTTTCGTACTTTTTCGTTTCAGCTGTAGCTTGTAGAGTTCCATCGTTAAGCATTTTAATAGCACTTGCAGCCATAACTCCAAATCCCATAACTCCACCTGCAGCAACACCAAATGCAGCTGCTAATCCTGCAGCTCCACCAGCTACAACCCCGATAGCGTTAAGAACAGCAAATAATGCAGGAACCATCGAAGCAATGATAGGAACTACCAACGTTATATTGGAAATTAAAGAACCCTTTATCATGTTAGAAATTACAGTACCAATTGTTCTGATACGTGTAGCTAAAGCGTCCCATGAGTTCATAGAACTATCAATACCAGCTACCATTGCTCTAAATGCACCTTGCGCTTTATCTGAATCAACATCTATCCTAGTGTGTATTCGGTTAGGAATTGAACGTAACATTGCTTTAAGCGCTAAAATCTTAGATACAGCAGCGCCTTCGTTAACTTCGACAGTAGCTTTTGCTTTTTGTCTCGCAAAACTATTGAGCGACTTCTTAGCTTCTGCTATAGCGACACGTGCTTTAGTTGCGTCTGCATCTAAATGAGCACTGTAAGAGTTACCATCAAACGCATCTAGGTCTATCTGTAACTTTGATAATGTTGTAATTGCTCTTCTAGCGTCCACATCGGCATGTGCATTAGCTGTTGAACCGTCAAAGCGTTCTAAATATGCTTGTGCTTCTTCGATGTTAGCTTTTGCGCTCGTTACATTAGCGTCAAGTTCAGCGTCTCCTCTGTAAGCGTCGAATTTTCTTACGTATTCTTCTGCGATAGCAACTTTAGATTTAACTTCATCAATATCGACATCTAAGTTACCTTCTGCTTTAGTGTTGTTAAATGATTCCATAGCTGACTTAGCACTTTCTACCGCTCTTTTAACACCAGATGAATCAGCGTCTATTTCATTGTCTTTAATCTTCTCCATAGTACCTTTGAAACGCTCTGCGGTATTTTTAGCTGCCTGTATAGCACTTTTAAATTTCTTAGCGTTAGCTTCTATTGTCGCCTTAATACTGTAATTAGCTTCTGCCACGTGTTCCCACCTCCTTATTTATTTAATTCTGCAATTTGTTGCAGTAAGTCTTTAGGTGGTTTGTTTTCCTCAAATTTGGCTTCTGAAGCGAATTTGACGGGTTCACCTTTGTTTAATCGTTGAATGTTTTCTTGGTAATGCATAATATCATCTGCACTTTTGAAACGATATTCTGTCTCTTCTTTTTTACCACCACGTTTCTTTTTCTCCGCAGCCGCGTCTCTAATAGCAAATGCTAGTTTGTACATATCCATATCTCTATCTAGTTGTTCATATTCTAAGGCGTACATACGATAGTTAAACTCTCTAAGTGTCATTCGCTCTATAACATCTAAATCATAGATTTTGAGCTTACTCATGCATAAGATAACAATACGATCAAACGTTAAAAGTTCTTCCTCTACTTCTTGCTGTTCTTTTTGTATTTTTTCGGAACGAGGTTTTGGGTTAAAACACGCTTTCCCAGTTCCTCGATAACTTGGTTACAAAATTCTTCAAGTCCTGTATTTTCAATAACATTCTCAACAACTTCTTCTAAGTCTTTTTCTGTTTTAGGAGCGCCTTTTTCTTGTGCTGTTGCAGCTTTAATCACTTTTGCAACATCTACTACACTGTGGCTTTCTAATGCAGGTACTAACATTTCTGTACCTTTACCAAAGTTAACTTGTTCAGCTTCCATTCCCATTTCTTTATCAATGATGTTTAAGAACTTTAATCCAAATGATAATTCGATTGTTTTACCGTTAAATTTGATTTCCATATTTTTAATTACCTCACTTTATTTTATTAGTCAAAAAGAAAAGAGGGCTTTGAAGCCCTCATTGTTATACACTTTCTACTGTGCTAGGTTGGTTAGGTTGTGGGATATCTTCTGAAGCAAGACCATCGTTCGCAGGATCTGCGGCAACAGTATCGTGGAAGCCATAAGCTGCTTTGTTTTTCTCGATTTGTTCTGGTAAAGTAGCCCATCCACGTTTCTTTTTGAGATATACACCAAATTCTGTTTCGAATTCTGCGATATCATCAGCGTCATTTGTACGGTCAATACTATTCCAATAACCTTGACGATATTCAGCTTTGTATTTACCTTCCGAATTTTTCACTTTTTTGTTAATTACCCATAATTCATATGGTACATCTTCTTCTGTAGCGTCCTCGATTTCATCGCATAACGTATCATCTTGGTTCATGTAGCAAGTGATAGTTACAGTAGACTCTAAAGTACCTCCGGAGTTAACAGGACCATCAACTGTGGCTTCTGTATCTCTATCTTTTTCAGTTTCGCGTTCTAATTCTGTTACCCACATTACTTTATTTGCATCTTTTTTATCGCCAGCCTTACGAATCAAGACTAACTCATCAGTACCTTGTTTAATTGCCATAGGTTTTGCCCTCCTAAAAAATTGTATAAAAAAAACAAGCCAATTAATGACTTGTGTATTCAATATTTATTGTTATATGTGATAATGCTTGATTACTTTCTATTTCGATAGCTTCGTTGATATCTAACTGTGGATTAAACAAACTAAAACCATCGAGTTGAATATCATCTAACATGATATTTTGAGCTTGCATAAGCAAGTTATCGTTTACCCCTTTATCATCATCTAACCCCCACAAATGAACAGTAGCAGTAGGATTACCACCGAAACTGTCAAAAGTTAACACGTTCATGCTATCTGTAGTAGTTTGAATAGCGATGAAGGGATAAGGCAACTCTTGATTTAACTCTTTTGTTTCAATAACAGGGACACCAAGTTCACTAAATTTTTCGTATAAGTAATTGAATAGTTGAAGTTTAGCTGATTGTTTCATTACATGCCCCCCGTTTTACCGTTTATTAATTTCTCGAGGTCCTCTCTGACTTTTCGAGTGTATCTTTCATAAACAGGGAACATAAACGTTTCAGGAGCCATGTAGCGTGTACCGTATTCAAGGAACGAACTGTACCCAGCGTTAGAGGTCACAGCATACTTCATATCGCCAATTTTTGTATCTCTGATCATTCTAGCTAAATTTCCTGTCCAGTAACCTTTATTCATTACTGACTTAGCACTCACAACAGTATCTTTAGCAAACTCGCCAGCATTGTTTTTGAGAACTTCGTCAATGTCATCATCAATGCTACTGTGCATTCGATCTAGCTTTCTAATTAGAGCATCGATATCTCCAGCCACTATTTAACCTCCTCAGCATAGAATACAGTGTCATGTTCATAGTCGATACGTTTAGTGATAATGTACTTTGAATCTTTGATATAAGCATGAGTCACTTTTGGTTCAAAACGACCATTTAAGCGAATGACGTTAATATCTTTGGTTACATCTCCATACTCAAGATTAGTACGTTGCGGGGATAAAGGAGAAACGTTACAAGGAACTATATCAAAAACTTTCTCCTTAACATCGTACTTACTTGTTTTAGGGTTGTAACTGCCTTTTGTTTCCTTAGAAAATGAAACGCGCTTGTTGTATCTCAATAGAAAACACCTCTACCACGTTTACTTGTCTCTTTAGGAAACAAACCATCGATAACGTCCATATACTCATCAAAATCATTGCTTTGAAAAGTATTAGAACGTCCATCAATACTTTCTTGCGTCATTCCTTCAGCGCCAACACGATTAAAGCGTTTGACTGATACTTCTTCGATAATGTATTCCAATCGTTCTGGAACTTCTTCAATGTCAACAGGAAGTAAACTAACCAAACGCTTTTCTGTATTGTTTATGATTATTTTGAGTAGTTCATCTTGCTTATCATCATCGATAGAGAGTAACATTTTTACATTTTCTAATGTAGCCATGTTATCCCTCCAACGTTTTTATAATTACCGCTTTTGTATCGTCTTTAGATACGTCTACACTATGTTTTTCAGCTACTTCTAACAATTCTGCTTTAGTTGCTTTAGAATCTACATCTAAAGCGATATATTGCTCGTTATATACGTTTTGTTTATGGAATAATTGTTCGATACGTTCATTAGTAATATCAGTAGGGAATTCATCTCCTGCTTTATATACTTTTCCGCTTTCTTTATCTATGAACGTTCGAACGACTTTGTAAGAATAAGTCATTGTAAGACCTCCTAGATTATTTATACGGTTTCAGTATTTCCACCAGTTGAAGCAGTACCAGCTGTTAATTTAGCGAATGCTTTGTCATCTGCAATATGGAATGCAACATCCATAGTTACACGTAAAGCGATTAATTCTTGTTCGAATAAGTTTACTGGTGAACCGTCAGCATTTTGTACAGTTGATAATTGACCATCTTCAGAAATTTTGTAAGACATGTTGTAAGGAATGCCATAAAACACTTTGTTGAAGTCTCCAGCGTATAAGTCACCTTTTTTAAATTGGTCTGATTTAAGGTCAACAACTGGAAGTCCGTCTAGTGTGTTGTTAGCACGGTCATAATAGCTTTCTTTAGTATCTTCATCACGAACTCCACGTAATGCAGTGCGATTTTGTGTTTTAGATAAGAAAGCGTTAGCTTCAACATCATCTTCTAATAAAGTGTCCTCTAAAGCAAAGATATTTTTTAAAGTGATATCACCTTTTACTACATTGTTAGCTGCAGTAGCTGATTGTTCTACTGATTGTTTGAATGGGTTATCTACATTTAATAAACCTGCTTCGTCAAACTTTTTATAGAACTGTTCAGCAATTTGAGGTTTCATTGCTTCGAAGAAACGAGAGTAAGTGTAGTTTAAGTATTCACGAGAAGCAACGATGATAACACCTAATTTATGAGAACGCATAGACGCCTCAAGTAAGCTAGGTTTAGAAGTTTGAATTTTTTGACCTTCTCCTACCCAGTAAGCGCCTGGTTTATCTGCCCAGTAAGTGAACTTTTTCTCTGACTTTCCTCCCATATCTTGGTATTGACCTAATTGCATGATTTTAGAGTTTTGTAATACGTCTAAAAGAATAGGCTCGTTGAAATCGTTTAACAATTCCCCTTCTTTGTGCTCATGCATCATTACATTATCAGGATTGAATGTTTGTGGTTTTACGTTTGCCATTTATAATGCCTCCATTTTATTGAATTATTCTATTTTGTCTTGCTATTTCTGCAAAACTATCGCTTGTCTTTTTGTTACTAGATACATCACTTTGTTGTCCAGACGGCGTTGATTGACGAGTAGCTTCTTTTACTTGTTCTTGAACTGCTCTGTCGAAATCTTCCTTAATCGCGTTGACAACTTCATTGATTTGTTCGTTATCTTCCAAATGGATTAGTGACTCTGCAAATGAAGTAGGTAAACCTTTGTCTTTAAGGTCATTCTCCACATCAGCTTTGAGTTCACGTAATCTGAATTCCTTTTCCTTTTCTGCTAAGGCTTGTTCGCGTTTCTCAAATTCTTTGTCTTTCTTCTCTTTTTCAGTTAACTTAGCGTAGCTTTCAGCCTCTTTTTTAGCTTCTTCACGAGCTTGTTCTAATTCTTGCTGGTGCTTACGTTCGCGTTTTGATAAAGCAGAATCAACAGCTTTACTGATTTGAGAATCTACTTCACTTCTTGTATACGTTTCTTGCTTTTGATCGTCATTGTTTTCTGGCGTATTTTCTTTACTTTCTCCAGTTTCATCTCCGTTATCTTCAGCAAAGAATTGTAAGTTTAATTTCATTTTGTCTACTAATTCCATTTGTTTATCCTCCCGTTCAGTCTTAAATTCAATGTTTAATCGCATAAAAATAGCACCCCAATTAGTCAATTAAGCCCAATTAGTGTGCTAGATATATTTGATATTCGCATTTGATTTAAGCCCGCTCAGTATTTTTTAATATTGAGCAGTTTAACGACTTACTGAGGTCGAGTAGGTTAACGTATCCTACTGACGAGATATTGGCGCGGTAACGCCAGGACCAACTGCTTCACGTTTTGACATAAGTACCACCTCAGATGAAATTTTTAGGTTTAAACTCTTTCTTCTCAGGTTCTTTCTGCTTCACTTGTGCTCGGTTACTAGGGTTTGTGTCATTCAGACGCTTGAGTTCTTTGTGAATGCCTTCAAGAGCTGCAGCAATACGTTCGTTATACACCACTACCACCCTCTTGAATTGCATCAACAATTTTGTCTATTTTTTCTTGTGTTGTCATACTATCTTTAATGATGTCAGAAGGCTCTTTATTAAATATCTGATTGTATTCGTCATACACATCATCTAATCTATCTTGCAAGTAACTTTCATCGTACTTGTCATACTCATCGATTGTGTCACCATCAAGTTCAGTTACATCATAAAGACCTTCTTCTGTTTCGTAATCCTCTTCGTACTCTTCTTCTATTTCATCTCCAGGACCACCAAGTCCCTCTAAGAAATCTAAATCTTCTTGATCAAAGTCATCTGAAAAATCGTAATCTTCTTCCCAATTCTCTTCTTCAAATTCTTCGTCGTCTGGATCCATAAAGTCATCTTCATATTCTGAATCTTCTTCATCGCTAAAGTCTGTATCGATGACTTCTTCTTCTTCCCAATCAGCATCTTCATAGTCGCCTATGGAATTATCTACAATTTCTTCTGCAGTACCTTCGTTGGTAACTGGCGGCGTATTTGTAAGATTATTATCATCTGGCATTTACAACACCTCCTTTTAATCACTTAACAACGCCTCCGAAATATCTTCCTTCGCGTTCTTCAAAGAATTCATCTCTCCAATTAGGATTGATGTGTGGTGCGACAGCACTCCGACAAAAAGGATGCATCGGCGGTGCGTTTACACCAGGTTGCATATCTTTAACTTTAAATACTTTATTGTTTAAGTGCCTACAGGTTTTTGTTGTCTTACCATCAATCTTAGCGTGATATTCATATTCTGCATCAGGTCCATGTTGTTCTAACATATGACGCTTTGCAGCTAACGTTTGCACTCTAGCAGTTTCTGTTATGAGTAAACGTCTTATCTCATACGTACTATTGCCAGTTTCTTTTCTAAATTCTTTTACGAATTCGTAAGGATGGCGACCTCTAAGTAATACTTGGCTTGTAGCCTTTTCAACATGAGCACGAACTACTTTCATATCACGCCATAAACGACGCGACCAGTTAGAGTTTTGAAATGGAGCAGTGACAATTGTTTTTACATCGTTGAGTGATACATGTATTGTTTCGCCTAAAATACCTGCTTGTTGCTCAAGAGAACGATAATAAGATGATTCCATGTAATTATAAATAGATTGCTCTATACGAGCGTATGAGTACGTTACAATGAGCCCTAACTGTGCTTTAAGTAACTTCTCTCTATTCACATACATCGCTGTGTTGTATTGTTTAAGTTCTCTGTTTGCTCTATCGCTAAAGTCTTTATCTTGAACATATTGTCTAGCTTTATTTGCAAAGGCTTGTACATCGAAGTTATCTACTTTCTTTTTAGCTTCTACCATTGAGATACCTTCACTATCTGCGTATCTTGCATAGAATTTAGATATCTCATTCTCTATATCGTCAATCATGTTGTTAACAATGCGTTCAATCTCTTGTGACATTTCTTTATCACTCATTGTTTCATCTTTAATAATCTCTTGAGCTCTTTTATCCCAATAAGTCATAGATCATCACTCCTCAATGTTTGAAGTCGATTGTTCTATGTTATTTTCCTCATTTTGTACGTTCTTATACATTAAATCATCAGAACGTTTTACTTTTTCTTCTTCCTCTGATTGGATACGTTTGACTTCATCTTGAGGATTGTCTATGAAAGATACAAGAGACATCAGTGTTTGTTGGCTAATTTCTCCACCAGCACTCATGTACATTTGCATTTCTTCTGTAATTGACTTAGGTAAGTTTCGAGTGAACGTAAATACTAAATCTTTGAGATTGTCTTTGTCTATTTCTCTATTCACACCCATAATTTCTCCGACTAACTTGTAACGTCTAACTAATCCTTTTCGGAACAATCCTTCTTTGATTGCTGTACGTTGTTCTAAACCAAATAGCTTATATTTCATGGCTTCTCCAGATTGTTGGCCTCCAAAGTTTTCATCAGTCATGTCTGGTGTGTTAGTAAGCGTGTGAATGTCTTTAGCAATTCGTGTCTTGTATGCTTCAACGCCACTCACATCATACTGCTTATAGATATATTGAGCGTCTACATTACCTTCAGTGACTTTGTCGTCCACTGTTGCATATTCAGGAGGTGCTAAATGGAATACGTTTGCTTCTTTTTGTAAAGTTGCTACCTCTTCGTTTAAATCAACGTTACCTTTAATTAACAACATTGCATCGTTTAAATCACTCATATAGTTAGCTGTATCTGATTGTGCCTCATCATATAAGTCAATAAGGGGAATAACCTTCTCAAAGTCTCCTCTACGTTTTTCATTGTTACTGAACTCTGTAATAGTAACTTTACCGAATGAATGTGCCTCTGGTGGTTTTCGTTCAGACAATTCTAAGTTAGTTACGCTGTTTGCCTCATAGAAGTATGTTGCTTGATCTGTAATAACATCAACGTAGTAAATGTTGCTTTCAACTTCCGTTAACTCTACGCTATCTTCTGTTGCTACCTTCCAGTATCTAATAGCCATCAAACTATTCTTCTCTACGCTTGTGTCATATATAACGAAAGTATTGCGTGGATCTGATTTGTAAAATCTAACCTCATCTTCTTGGTTACGTATAATGTATTCATACGCTCTACCAAAGATAGACAAGTCTAAACCTAAAGAGCGATTGTGACTATCTACATCGTTAAGACTGTGTAACTCATTTAATTTACTTTGTGTCATCTCTTTATCTGATTGCACTTGTATTGCATGGCCAAAACAATAGCCATTAATAAAGTCAGTGATATATGAAGCAAAATCGTGTGCCGCTCTATTATCTGCTAAGTGTTTTTCTCTCCGACGTTTGTTACGCATGATGTTAAAGTTTAAACCTTGATAATAATCATCTAACATTTGTAGTCTTGGAACTTGCGCCTCTAAATGATGACGAATGAAGTCACTGATATCGTTAGGATTATCTAACAAGTCTTGTACTGTGCCATCGTATTTGTACGTTTCAACTGCGTCACGTCTATATATCTCATCACGCATTTGTCGTCGTTCGATATCTCTTTCGAAATTGTTTACATGTGCCATGTGTTACCTCCTTTATAAGCCCATTGCCTTTGCTCGGCTAATATTCTTCTTAATATTGACGTTCGTTCTGTTATTTCTAGGGAAATGGAATTCTTCTAGGCTATATCTCAACGCATCCATTAAGTGGTTATTTGCATCTATCGGTTTATTTAACCAGTTACCGTCTTTGTCTTGGTCGAATGTATATGTGTTCAATTCTTCTATCGTATGTTCACATGTTGGATGTACATATATTTTGAAACCTTGTATGAATTGAACACCTTGCATGATAGAGCCTTGCCCTTTAATAGATGGTTTGAGATTAGAAATACCTTTACGTTTAATCTCTGTTATCAATCGCTTCTCTGCACTATCTGCAATTATCTTTGCGTTTTTCAATCCTTTATCGAGATACATTTGATATATCTCATCAGTTAGCATACCTCTTTGATAATGCTCATCGTATATCCACAACTCTTTATTCTGTATATCAACAATAGTGCTGATAAGTGTTGTAGGGTCTTGAGTGAACCCAAAGTCACTGCCATGAGCTACAACTTGCTTTTCTTTCAACTTTTTAACCCAGTCAAATTCCTTAACCTCGAAATTCTCAAACACAAGCCCCTCAGCAACTCCCCAATCTCCATCACAAACAATTCTTGCACGTCTAGGATTTGTTCTATACAAGTCCTCATAACGTGCAATATCGACTTCATCAAGCCATTCATTTACTCGATAGGTTGTTGTATATGAGAATGTGTTGTTTAGCTTAGTATCTTCATCAAAGAATGTAGGTTTGAGCCAGTGACGCTCACTCCAAGGGTTGAATGTAATTGTAATCTGTTTGAAAAAATCTGGACTATCGACGCTACCACGAATAGATTCAACAAGTGTTGCAAATTTATCGTAGGTTTCAACTTGATACGCTTCTTCTATCCAACACCAACTCAATATCCCTTTATCAACAGTAATTGATGTAATCTTTAACGGATCATCGATTCCGCGAAATAATATCTTCTGGCCAGTTGGCTTGTAAGTAATCTCTGGTAAACTATCGTTAAACTTAAATAAGTGGGTTACTCCTAATTGGTTAGTAGCCCACTTTAAATCTGTATATGTTGATTGTTTGTTTGTATTACTGAAACGTCTAACTACAAGTAAGTTAGCCCAATCGTACATCATTAATCTGTATATAAAGTTTAGTGCTGTTGTCTTAGATTTCTTACTCCCACGACTACCTTTCACAACTCTGTAAAAGTTTTTATTGTGCCAGAACTCGTTGTACCCACCGCCGATGGTTTTAGCGATACTTACTTTACTGTCAGTCATCGGCTGGCACATCGTTTATAAAGGTTGGTGTGATGACTTCTGCCTCAACTTTATCGGTAGGCTTATGCCCTGTTCTGTCTAAGATGTCACTTGCTGCGTTGTATCTAACCAACTCACTTTTAGCAGTCAATAAATCTTCCATCGTCTTAATCGCTTTGCTTGTCAGTCCTTTTAGTAGATTACGTTCAGCATTAAGTAACTCCTCTTGAAATTCTGGCTTCTTCTTCCACGCTATTATAGATTGAACGGACACATTTAACTCTTCGGCAATTTGCTTTTGATTTAAGTTGCCCTCCACCATTAATGCGATTGCTTTCAATTGTTTTGAGTTCACTTCTCAAATCACCTCCAAATTAAAGAATATTAAAGCGTTTATACACTCATATCACACGTTTCGAATGTCATATCAGCATACAAAAACCTACCCGACTTTTCTATCGGATAGGCTACTTAGGAGAAAATAATAACTCAATACACTTTTTCAAGGAGTAAAAATGTTAGAAAGGTTTAAGACTTATATCTAATAAGGGTGATTTATGTTGTGAAGTGTTCATCTTCACAATATCATAATAACTCGTTTTTTAGAGGACTTATATATATCAAAAGTCCACTTACACATAGCCTATGTAATTGGCTAGTGTTTCAATCATCGCGTCACGTCTACGTAAAATGCTAGTTTTATTTGTTCCGAAGTATGCTGCTAAGTCCTCCCAGTGATAACAACCAATAGGACACTCCCAATATCTCTTATTGATTAAATCACGTGTATCTTCATCTGCCTCATTCACAAGTTTATCTACACCGTTAACAATATTTCTTAACGTGTTATATCTCTTGTTACTTAATTTCTTGACAGATTCTCTTTCAACTGGATTACCTGGCAAATTGCTTTTACCTGCGCCGATGTTTTCAGGCTCATGATTTTCCAAAATTTCATATTCACATATTTTCATTTCTTTTCTGTACCGTTCTACGTGCTTAATATATTCTTCTAGCTTTTTTATATCGTGTTTTTCAATTGTTATCACTTCTTACCCTCCTCCGACTTAACTACAATCCAAATGAGATAAACGATAGGTATAAGTACAATCCAACCTGTCATTGTCTCACTCCGTTAATATCATATTGGTCACTTTCATTCGCATAATCATTCGGCGCCTTATCCACTTCGTCATTCGCACTCAATTTGTAATACAACTCTCTACCCAACCACTTACCTAACTCATACATAGCAATAGTAAACCAAATCTTTAATATGCGTTTAATCATTCTGTTCACTCCTTAATTTTATTAATTGCCTGTTCTTTACTCTCTGCCTCCACAATAGAGAGAGTTTCGTTTGTGCGCGCTTTCTCAATGTTTGTGTGGATATGACCTGTGCTATCCGTAAATTCTCTGATTAAGAATTGTGTCATTTTACCAACTCACTCTTTCTAATCGTTTTTGATAATATGGTAAACTGTCATAAAACTCTCTAGCTTCTGTCTTCCAGTAAAAACGTTTACCATGCGATTTACCTTCATCGTCAATCCACACTACATTCCATTCGCTCATACTAAATGTATCTGTAAGTTCTTTGATAAGCCCTATCATTTCCCTAACACCTCTTTTACTTTTTCTAATATATCTTTATTCTCCTGTACTTCCATATGCGCCTCTGTCACTTTCATTTTCAAACTCCTTAACTTCTTTGGGTGTAGGATATACAACTGGTACTACAACTAACTGTGCTAGTCTTTCACCTTTTTCTACTGTGATGTCTTCATCACCTATATTGTCTGTGATGATACCTATTTCTTTATGATAAGTTTTGTCTATTGTTCCTAGTGCTACACGTAATTTAGTTTTAAGTGATTTACCCGATCTAGGTCTTACCTGTGCCTCATACCCATAAGGTAAATTAATTGCTATATCTGTTTTAACTATTGTTGTTGTATGCGCTGGAATAGTGATTGTTTCTGATACATATAAGTCCAAACCGGAGTCAAATTCATTAGCTCGTGTTGGTTTTGTTGCGTTATCTGATAATTTTTTAAATTCTAATGTGTTAGTCATTTTATTCGTCCTCCTTAAATTTGACTTGGTGTGGTGATACTTCTTTCAATTCGTTTTCCCACTCTATAATCGCAATAGGGCATGATATTTGACCTGATTGTTCCCCTCTTATTACTGCAGTATATGGATAAGCATTTTGAAACACACCGTAAAATTGTTCTCTACTAATTTCATAAATTCGTTCAGTTTCGATTGTCATCACTACCACGCTCCAAATTATTAATAACTATTTTAGTTACTATGTTATTCATGTTTTTTATTACATCATTATCTTCAGATAATACAGTTACTGCTATCTCATCAAACGTTTGAATACCTCTACCGTCAGTAATATCCATAATTACGCCATACACATATTGATTGATACTGAACTCCATTCTGTCTTGTTCGTCTGGTATATGACCTGTTCCTTGTCTGATGTCAGTACATTGAACATAAATTTTAATATCTTTCTCACTTGTTCTTTTAAGGTGCTGTGCATACCCCATTTCGCAAATTGTCCCTTGTGCATGTGGTAAGTAGTCAAATATCATTACATCGCTTGTTTCCATGCCTAATGTATCGTTAGCCACAATACGTTCTGCTAGTTTATCTTGCTTAGCATTTTCTTTATCGTTTATGTCTTTATCGTCATGTGGTGCGTAGACTTTAAAACCTAATCGCTGTAACTCTTGTTTCTCCCACTCACGTCGCATTTGTTGTCCTATACTCAGCATGTCGCCACCTAAATAGATCATTGTTAATCCTCCTTAATAAATGTGTAGTTCTCATAAGCTCTCAGAACCGTTTCTACGCCCACTTTTACATTCACGTATGATTTACCCTCAAAATTATAATTAAGGCTCTCTACAGTCCCCCAGTGGCTAAATGAGGTATATGGACTTTTAAACCAAATGTTATCGCCAACCTGCAATTCATGAAATGAAACTCCCTCCATTTACCCAACCACCTTTTTTGGAAATATGTCATTTTCCATTAAGTAACTGCAATAATCACTACGCGTATGTTTTTGGGGTACATTGAACAAGTGAGGTTTCTTACGTCTTAGTTCTTCCATTCTTCGTCTTTGGATATGTTCTATTAAACTTTCGGCTCGTTCCATTCTTTTTAATGCATTCCACTCTTTGCGACGCATACCGACTGGCGCTTCAATTGCGTCGTAAAAATCCCAGCCCTTATTTATTCTTTGTCTCAAAGAGAACATGTTTATTCCGCTTTCTTCCATTTTCATTTCATCTTTTTCAGTCATCACAAAAGTTTGTTTACCTACTCTAATGTTTTTCATTTAGTCCACCTCAATTAAATCTACAAATTCAAAATTCTCGTTCATCAATTCTTTTTCTGGGTTCTCCGCAATCACATCGAGTAATTTCTCTTTTTCATCTTCTAAATTAGAATGCTTATTAAGCCGTGCCGGAAACTTGCCTTTGATTTTCACTGTAGCGTTTACTGTGATTATTTCCTCTCTAATTTCCATTCTTCTCCCTCTTTCTCTTTCGTCTGACTTTTATTAATTCGTCATATTCAATCCATTCAAGACCTGTATATTTAGGTGCTTTACATATCCATGTGAGCTTGACGTCAGGATATTTATATCTGAACAACTTAGCTTTCAACTTTGCTGTAGTTGTTGCCATACCTTTTACATCAATGACTTCTATTAAGTCGTTATCAAGATATAAAGCAAAGTCTGCGATGTATTCGGTTTTTCTCTGATCCCCAAACTTAGGGATTAACTCATATCTCGGTTGTATCTCGATACGGTTATATCTCACGCCATTCATCTTTTTTTCTAAATATTGGTAATATTCACATTCGACTTTGCTATCGAATACGATTCCTTTATACTCAACTTTCTTAGCGTTGTATTTACTCATGATTCACCTCAAAATAAATAGTCATCAATCGTGGTTTGTTGTTGTAATTCTTCCTTGCGATACAATTTATATTTACGTTTTAACTTGTTAAGCTCTTCTTTTGTTACATTGCCATTGAATACCTTTTGAAAGTGCATACCTGCATAGTTGCCGATGTTGAATACATCTTCTGCTAAAGGTATGACACTACACATTTTCCAACCGTCTATGGTGTATAAGTAATATTTGTCTTTATATCCCTCACGTAGCCCCATCACTACACCTCCACAATCGGTTGTCTGTATGCTTTTTCTTCTAACTTTCTATTGATTAAGTTGTTTAGTTCCTCATCATCTTCTGCCCAATCAATCATTTTTTGAGCGTATAGATCACTGCATTTTAATATCTCTTTGATGTTTTCTTTCGTTACCATGCGTCACGCTCCCTATAGTCATCGCCTAGCACTTTTACTGTCCTAGCGTTATGTTTCATTCTCGAATTGATCCTTTGCCAATTCATATTTTGATTAAGTTCTTTATCACTAAAGTTAGTAGTAAAGATGTTATTCTTACCAACTCTGTTATCTACAATGCTGAATAGCTTATTTAATGTGTGTTCAGTGTTCTCTACACCTATATCATCAAGCACTAGTAAATCTATGTTGCTTAGTAGTTGTACAAGTTCATCTGTTGTTTCTGCAGCATTCTTGTTATATGTCGCTTTAATGCGCTCCATTAACATTGGAATGTGCATAAAAGCCACTGAATACCCTTTGTTTTTAATTGCTTTAGCAATGGCATACGCTATATGGCTTTTTCCGGTACCGTATGAGCCTTGTAATATTAAAGACTTGGGTTTGTCTACTGAGAATGTTTTGACGTACTCTATGGCTGTTTTTTTAGCGTATACTTGCTTTTCGTTCTGAGGTTGGTAATTATTTACAGTTGCATCTTTTAACGAGCCGTTAACTGTTGATTGACTAAAAATACTGTTGATATATTTTTGCTTTCTTTTTCGCTCTGCTTCTTTACCAGCTTGTATCATTGAACAGTCACAACCATGTCTGAACTCATGACCGTTACTAAACTTGTAATAGTCGTATGTGTTCCCGCATTTACTACATTTAAGGTTGTGTTGCTCTTCTACGATGTTTTTACTAGGTTTGATATTTCTAGCTAAACTTCCTAATGATTGCATTTATAATCACTCCTAGTCCCAATAACTCTCGTCATACTTCATACGTTCTAACTGATCCATGCCAGTTGATTTTGTCTTTTGATTTAGATAACCTTCAAATTTAGTACCGAATAACGTTTCAGGTCGAAGGTACTTATCACTGTCTGTGTTTAACCACTCATCAGTTTTGACATCAATCACCTTTTTAAAATCGTCCAATCTAAAATCTTGGTTCCATCTTGCTTCAATAAACTTTCTTGTTTTAGCTGTTTTATGCTTGAAGTTTTTACCAGTTTTTTCATTAAGGTAATCAACAATTTCTTTATAAGGTATTCGAGACACAGTCGGGTTACCCGACAATATATTATTGTTAGTAGTCTCTGTTGTAATCTCTGTGTAGTCTCTGGTATTGGTCATATCATTTTGATACACTCCATCGTTTCTTTTTGATACACTCGTCGTATCATTTTGATACGATGGTCGTTTCATACCTTCTAACTTTTCATAATTGATGCTGTACCATTTTGTTTTATCGAATTTAGCTTTGTTATAGTTGCCTACATACAATAGATTTTGTTTTTCTAAACTATATACAGCACGCTTGATTGTCATTACCGACCAAAAAGGAAAGTGTTTTTGCCACTCAGGAAATGAGTTATATATCCAACGTCTACCATCGTAGTTATGGTTACTTTTCTTTAACCAGTAGTGCATTTGCTGTAATACAATTGCTTCATTCAAACCTATTTCAGTAGCTAACTTAGGAAGTACAAGTATCGGATAATCATCAATTAATAAATTACTCATTACTGTCATCTCCATATAACAGATATCCTTCGTTATAATTTAGGTGTTTAGCTATTTTAGGTATCGTTTCTTTTTTAGGTAGGTGAACGCCATATTCCCATTTCTGAACTGTTGATCTAGTTATTCCGATTTTGTTAGCTAATTCATTTTGTGTCATTCCTAAACGCGATCTTCTATCGTTGATACGTTCTCCTACATCAAATCTATCTATCATTCGCTTTCTCTCCTTTCAGCATGGCATTTAATTTACTGTCAACTTTTATCCAACTATCTTGTAATTGGTAATATTTGTTAAAACTTTCTATCCCCATTTGGTGCTGCGTTGTATGATGTTTACGACATAACGCTAAAACATGCTTATCATAGTGGTCTATCTTGTTCCTGTTCATACCTCTCCCTACTGCTTCTAGATGTGCTAGGTCTGAATTAGGTTTGCCACATATTACACAATTTCTGTTGATAGTAGCCCAGTAAAGATAACTCTTGTCTTCTTTCATAAACTTACTTGTCTTTAATCTCATAGGAACTTGATGATGAAACATAAAAGCAATAATCAATTCAATTAACTCTCTAGCTATTTTTTTAGAACAATTCTTTAAACTAATAGGATCATAGCCATTCATTATTTCTAATTCGAATTGAAAATCTTGCCTCATAGCTTCTTTAGGTTGACCTAAATGTAATTCAATATCTTCGCATAATAAGAAAATTGTTCTGCGTTGTTTATGAGTTATCTTTTCGTGGTCTGGAACTTCTATATCTGCATTAAGTGAGTAACCGTTATCTAATAAATCTATATGACTTTGCTCTAGTTCAACACCAGTGGCAACGACGGAGTATGTACCGTCGTTATCTTTCTGGTATCTTGTAATGCGTTGCATTTAAATCAACTTCTCTACTTTGTATTTGTTGCCGTTAGTATCGGTAAGTTTAGAAGCATTCTTTTTTAATTTATTGCTTACATATCCATGAGAACGTCCTAAAAAAGCACCTGCTTTCGATAAACTATTAAACTCATATTCAATACCTAGATGATTAATTAATTTCACTTTCATATTTGTGGTTATAAGACCAGTTTCAAAAGCATGTCTGTTGTTTTCTAAATGAGTACACCATTCTAAGTTTTCGACATTATTATTTTTAGGGTTACCATCAATATGATTGATACAATTCTTACCTTCTATTTTTGGTATAAAGGCAAATGCTACTAATCGATGAACTAAAAAGTCTTTGAATTTTCCATCTTTCCAAAGTGCTACTCTTACATCTCTACCATTAGGCGTTTTGTCTTTTAGATAACGCTGTTTCCAGTGTCTTACGCCGTGTTTCTTTGTATAAGTGGTTTTATGTTTATGAGTTCTTACTCGTCCTTTATTGCTAACTTCATAAATACCTTCGTAACCTACAACATCTTTCCAAATTTCAGTCATTTAATCACCTTATTAAAACGGGAGTGTAGAATCGTCTATATCAATCGGTCCATTAGCATTAGCAAATGGGTTTGATTGTTGGCTCATTGGTGTTTGTTGTCCACTAGCTTGTTGCTCGCGTTGTTTCATTTCATCTGTTTTAGGTTCGGGTTTATTTATGATTTCGTCTCCCTTGTTCCAAGTTTTTACAAAAGATAATCTGACAAAATATCTCCCTTGATCTTTGTTGAATTTATTTTTAAGTACGATTGTCCCCATTTTGTTAATTAATCTGTCTGTATCGAAAGTTAAATCAGGTAAGTTAAGTTGAATTCCTAATCTACTTAATAATTCAATATACTGTCTTTCTTGGAAATCTTGTTGGAATGGTGGTACGAATTGATTGTGTTTGTATTGCTTACCTTCATTGTTTTCAAATACGATTGTGAAATATCTTCCTTCTTTGTCGTTAAATTCAACATCTTTAACTTTTACTGTGAATTCTCCTGCTCCTAAGAAGTCTCCACCTTTCATAAAAGCTTCTTGATTAGTTTCTTTAGTGTATTGCGCTTGTCCTGTAATTTTCATAATTGATTACCGTCCTTTTTATTTATAATTTTTAATTTCCGTTTTGTGCCATATCTACAATTTTTGAAATCGAAGCATTCTTAATGTTTGGGTTGTTTATTGTTATTTCTGGATTGTGTCTGACTTTCGTTGTATATAAATTAGATGGCTCAACCGAAAAAACATAATCATGTGTTGAATTACCATCTTCATCGGTGTGATCTTCTATAAACGTATGACCTATAATGTCAAATTGTGTTACTAAATTATTGTGTATTGCAGCTTGTACTTCGATTGATATTCTAGGATTTATAATGTTTCCGTTTTCGTCTTTATCTTCTGAATTAAGCCCTTCATGTCCTGTTATAACAACGTGGAAACCCAATTTATCTTTTAGTTTTAATAAATGTCTAATTGAATTAACAATGAGTTTCGACGTTTCTCCATAATCTTGAATTCTAGCTTTAGGCACAGCGTTTATTTGTAATACATGGGCTAATGTTATATCTCTTAATTTTTGTGCAGTTTCAATCACAACTACATCTACTGGTATGCCTCTGTTTCGTGCTTCTTCGATTATTTTGTCTATATTAGCTACTATTTTTCTAAAAGAATTATAACTATCAACTTTCTTAACAAATCCTTTTTTGGTAACTCTAGTCCCATCTTCATGAACATCTATAATAAAAGCATTGTTTTCTCTAGTTGCTAAAGTCGTTTTGCCGGTTCCTGATTTACCGTATGCCATAATTGAATAATACTTTTGAATATTTTCATTGATTTGTTCAATACCTAATTCTTTAAAGATATCAATTTGTTTATTGTTTTTTTCAGCCATCTACTTCACCACCAAACTAACGGTCTTTTTAAGTTTCGCTCCTGGTATTTCTTTGCCTGCTTTTAAGTCATCAGTTAGCATTTTTGAGTTGAGTTTAGGTGCTTGCGACACCCAATATTCTTTAGGTATTTTTGACTCATCTATAACATCTTTACTTGCGCCATTTTTACGTTTATAAATGTAATTCTTAGATGTTCTGTAGTTATCTTTGTTTTGTAAATCTAATGATGTTTGTAGATAATTCTTTAAGTTTTTAGTCGTGTTTTCTTTTTGTTTTTTAACTTCTTGAAGACGTTTAATTTCTTTATCCACGATTTCAATATCACCGTCGACACTTTTGATCAAGCCAACAGTATTATCTATTTTTGTATCCATATCCACTTGTATACTATCCAAAGTGTCTTGTAGTTCTTCGACTGTATAACCTTCGTCTAATTTGTTTAATACATCTAAAAAGTCCGAAGTTAAATCAAATAAATTACTCATCTATCAAACACTCTCCTTTAATCACTTTTTTAGCTAGTTCGAATTTGTCATGAAGTGCTTCTGATGTATGATATTCAGCGAACAAAATATTTTTAACTTCTGCGTTATACTCATCTGAGTAATGATGGAAGAATAAAATCACTTCATCTTCACAAACACCTGTTTCGAAAGAACATTCAACATTTTCTTTGCTGTGTATAATTAATGTATTTAAGTCGTTAGCAATTTTTAGTAACTTGTGTTTCAACTTGACGACCTCCTTATTTAGTTGTAAATTTTAAGTACATATTTATTTACAAATTCTTTGACTGTTACTTGTTGGTGCAAGTTTCAGTCTTTTTTATTTTTAACCACTCATTCCAAAAGAATGTGCTAAAGATAAAAGTCAAAATTGCAACGCCTATAATTGTTGTGAAACCACCTCCTAAAAGTAATGTGATGATCATTGCGATAAACATAGTCATGTAGCTTAGTAGGTACTTCATTTATCATCCTCTCCTTTCATTTCTAAAAGTTTTTCGATATATCCTCTTTCTAATGCGAAATCAAATAACATTTGTTGAATGTGTTCAGGCATTACGGCCACTCCCTTCGTGTATAATATATTTATCGCTACTGCGTTAGATTGGGGGTGTTGATCATGTTGTATAGTGAATACGAAAAGATTTATTATGAAGTTGTTAATAAAGCTAATGAATTATATGGTGGCGAAAGCAAACATTTCAAAAATAATCTTCAGAAACTAAAGAAAAATGCTGATGAAAGTGTTTCTTACGAGATTATTTACTCCGTTGCTTTGCATGAGTCATTAAAATATCAACAAGATTTTATCTTCTTAAATTTAGGAAAAAGACTGTTTAGCGAAAATCATTAAAATGTCTTATTAATCTGATGCCATCATTTTGTTTTTTAGGGTAAACAAATTTTTTTCCTATAGCTTTTTTATAATTCCTAGCACTTCTAATCTCCTCCGCCAAGATGACGATTAGGAGTGCTATTTTAATGAGTTGTAGTTTGTTCATCGGTAAACCTCCTCTAAAGTGCCGTTTCTGACACCATTAAATTTTGTTCTATAAAGTCAATTGCTGGTCTAATCTTGATGTAGCGTTTATGATTCTTGCCAAATCTGTACATACATTTCTCTTGGAACTCTTTATTTGAATAAACGTGTTTTTCTAAGTCGTTCTTAGAAATGCCACTCACTTTTACAAATTCATTTGCGTCTGCAAAGCCGATGTATTCCATTGCTATCACTCCTTAGTTTGTTTGTTCGATTGTGGGTTAATATATAAATTTATCTTTCTGCTATACTCCTAATGAATTGAAAAAGTTAATTCTTGTTTAAACCCACCACTTCCCAATCATCAGCTAATAAGTCTTCTGCCATTGGTTGCCACAATGGATAGAAGGCTTTTTGCCTTGGCTTCACAACTACGTATCCATAACTATTTGTAGGTAAAAGTTCTAAGTTGTCTCCTGGTTTTCTAAATGTTTCAAATTCAGATGAGCGATAAATTGGTTTACCTCTTTCCATAGCTAACTTTGTTGCCTCTTGTATATTCATAGCGACCTCCTTTAAGTTGTTTGTTCGATTGTGGGAGGTGGCTCTGAACCACCTCATGTGGTATAATTAATCTCGTAAATATAGTTTCTTGAGTTTATTATTTTCATTACGTCTTTTGTTATAAATGTCTGCTACTACGAATGGCAGGCATTCTTTTTTTGAACGAAAACTTGGACTTTGTTTATTAACTTCAGTCATAAAATCATCGAAACCTGTTTTCTTTAATCTTTTTGATAATTCATTAATTTTCAAATCACTGTAATAAGTAGATAAGAATTTAGCCAAGCCCTCCATTACATAGCCTTGAAAGAATCTTTTTTCATCTCCAAAAGTTCCCTTAATAAATTTCAATGTTTCCACAAGACCTGCACTACCATATTTAAGGAAAATTCTTTCAAGTGCTTTATATGCAGATATATATCCGTACTTTGGATTTTGATTATCGTAATCAATCTTCATACCTGCTTGTAATACACTAAAGTTAATCAATTCAGCATTTTCATCACCCTGCGTAATATCTGCTTTCGCAATCGAATTAGGTGACTTAGTAGGACGTGTATTAATATTTCTATATAACTTCGCTTCTTCTTCTAATGTCAGCCCTACATGTATTTTTGCTGGAACAGTTGATATTTTTAATCGTTTTAAAACTTCCACTCTATGTTGACCATCGATAATGTAATAAAAACCATTGGGTCTTAAATTCACTGTGATTGCGTCCAATGAATCTTTATCAAAATTCTTCAAAATACGTTTAACTTGATTTTCTTTAACTGGAGATTGATAACTCATATCTGTCATTAATCCCATTACATTTAAGTTTCTTAATTTCATCTTTCATATCCTCCGATTTTAATAATGTTTTCGATTTTTTCTTTTGCTTGTAACAGTGCTTTATAATTTAAAGTCGATAAGTATCTTTCGAATAATTCAAAATCTTCAATTTCATCATCGTGTATCGAAATTATTTCTTCTAAAGCACTCACAAATGCATTAGCTGAAGTTTCATGTTTGATTGCTTTTCTGATTTCTGGTTCTACAGATTGTGTATCTGCATTTATTTTTTCTCTGATATCCATAGGCTTATCAGGTTCAGTTTTAGAATTTTCTTTGTTTTTGGTATTAGGTGCTTCGGGTTCTTTAACTGGTGTTTCCACTTTAGCCACCTCATTTTGTTTGGTTTCTTTTTTCTTTTTAATCGATTCCAAGTTGTTATAAGCTCTGTCCCAACCAGCATTCTCTTTAATAACTTTTTCATACGCTTCTGGATCTTCTCTTTTGACTTTTTTAGCTCTCATTACCGTTGATGTACTAACGCCAGCAAGGTCAGCTATTTCTTTATTCTCGTGTACTGGTGTTTTTTTAACTTTTGGTTCAGCTGAACTAAAAGTTAAATCGTTTCGTGTTCCTTGATTTGTTTTAGCACGTTCTTGTAAATCATCTATCAAGTCTTTTGTGTTAAGAACAATGTTCAATTTTTGATTGGCATTTAAACTTCTACGCTTGACTGCTGTATCCCTAACGAACTTGAGAGCTTCAGATTTCGACATATTCTCTTTAATAGCTGATACTTCTTTAATATTCAATTCTTCTAATGCTCTAACTCTATGCCGACCATCAAGTATAGTGTTGTCTTTGTTGATATGAATTGGTGTTCGTTGACCTTCTTCTTCGATGGATTTAACCAAATCTGAAAATTCTTCTTCAGTCATCTCTGGGACAAGTTGATTGATATCTTCATCAAATTTAAGTTTGCTTATTTCGATACTTTCAATTTCTTTCAATTATTCTCACCTCCTCTCACGTGTCTTTTACGACACTAGTTCTTCAAAAAAAATATCGTTCATTTGGTCTCTAGTTAAATTTAGAACTTTAACTATAGTCTTAATTTCTTTGATGTCGAATTCTTGCTCTCCTCTAATCCTGCTATAGTAGGCACTTTTAGAAAGTTTCAGTCCATGTTCGTTTAACTCTTTTAAAAAATCATTTACATGCATCTCTTTCATCGCCAAAGCAGAATAAAGTTTTGCTTTGTTCATTGTTTAACACCTCCGTGTCTTTTAGGATACTTTAATAATACATGCTATGAATCTTTAAGTCAACACAAAAGTGTCTAAAAATACATTTTTATTTTAATTTCCTATATAAGTGTTGCTTTTAAGATACTTAAGTGCTATATTTAGTACATACCAATTAGGAGGAAATTTAACATGAAACCCGACATTAAAAGTAGACGTAAAGAATTGAATTTAACTCTAGAACAAGTTGGAGATTTAGTAGGTGTTGGAAAATCAACTGTGAGAAAATGGGAAACTGGCGACATAGAAAATATGAAAAGAGATAAGATTGTAAAATTAGCAAAAGCATTGAGAGTATCTCCTTCATATATTATGGGAATAGAAGAAGAACAACCCCAACTAGAAACACTACCAGTCAAAAAGATTCCAGTCGTTTCAAAAATATCTGCTGGCTTACCTATCTATAGTGAAGAAAATTTAATTGATTACATATACTTTGCTACTAACAAACTTAATTCAGATAAAGAAGAATTTGGTTTAAAAGTGTCTGGCGATAGTATGGATAAGATTTTCCAAGATGGCGATATTGTTGTAGTAGAAAAAGATTCTGTTGTTGAGAATGGTCAATTAGGTGTCGTTATGATTAATGGTTATAACGCTACTGTTAAACGTATTAGATACAATGGCGACCAAATCATATTAATTCCCGAATCAAACAATTCGAATCACTATCCGCAAGTTTACGGAAAAGATGACGAAGTAAAAGTAATTGGTAGAGTTGTAGCAAGTCAAAAACTATTTTAA